TTGAAATATTCTTTTATGAGATCGAGATCTTCAATTTTCTCATTTTTTATCCACTTGCTGAATCTCTTTCTCTTTCTAATAGAGTGTCTTAGATAATCGTACTGCATCTTTTCGTTTAGAAAATTTAACTGATTCATTTCATTTGCATGAAAAACAGTGTCTGAAAAGTAGGACAATGATCTATTGATAACGAAAGGTTGATACATCTTCTCAGCATATTCAATATCATCTGAGAAGATGTCATCCTTTGTATGATTAATAGAATTTAAAAAATCCGTTAGCTTCATTCTTCGATTGCTGAAATTATATGTTCTCTTCGGATTATATCGTAGTCCTTGTATGTACCTGTTCTTGATCTGACATCATATAGGATCTTACTTCCTACAGAATAATCTACTTCGGGTACATCTCCATTGGGAATTGGAAGTCCTGGTCCCATAGCAACAATCGTAGCTTCAACATACATCGTATCCAAAACTGATTTTGTTTTAAAGATGACTCCTGCTTCGGTAGTCTGTTCTTTTTCATAATCAACCTTTTCTACAAAAATCCAATCACCTTGTGGTTTATATTCACTCATTTGAAATTTGCCTCCATCATAATTTGAACTAAACAAGCAACCATATTTATTTCTGAATCAGCAACAAACGCTGATTTATATTGATATTCTCCCAAAATCAATATGACTAAGGGAATACTCTTGGTATCTAAGTAGTCATACAAAGAGTCATATATCTTCCTGAAGATTTGAGTTTGATCGTTGTCAAGATTTTTAACAACCCACTTTCTAACACCAGAAAAATTCTTTTCTTTCATATTCTTCATTAGATCTTTTACGTTGAGTTCTCCTATTTGCGATAGGATACCAACATCAATTTTACCACCAACAGAATATCTTTGCAACTCATTTAATATTCTTCTGAAGTCTGGAAAATATTTTCTTATAAGCTCTGCTATCACAGAGTCCTCGAACTCTATGTTTTCTGCATTCAATATTCCTTTAATTCTCTCCATCATTTCTAAGGCTAGAATTGGTTTTTCTTTGTTTGGAATTTGAAAATCTATGTTCGTACATCTGGAATGAATCGGGGATATGATTCTATTCTTATAATTGCAAGTCAGTATGAAACGACAATTGTTTGCAAACTCTTCAATTGCCCCTCTCAACGCTGGTTGAATACTTTGTGCGTTTGAGTAATCGAACTCGTCAAGAATAGCAACCTTCTTTGAGTCTGTCAAGGAAACTGAACTTGCAAATTCTCTGATAGTAGTTCTGAGAGTATCTATGTTTCCATTCTCAGAACAATTGATTATGATATTGTCTGCTCCTAATTCGTTACATAAGGCTCTTGCGATAGTTGTTTTACCGCAACCCGCACCTCCTGAAAGTAACAAATTCTGAGACTCCCCAGATTCAACCATTTGTTTAAATGTTTTTTTAATCGAGACTGGAAGCACACATTCTTTAATAGTTTTTGGCCTATACTTCTCAACCCACAAAAAATCTTTTGCTGCTTCTGCAACTATCATACAATGTCCTCCAGAGTCACGTTGTAAATTTCATCCAATTCATAATTTATCATTTCATCTATCATATTTTCAAAAGTATATTTTGGTTTCCAACCAATCTCATTTGTAATTTTACTGGAGTCGCCCTTAAGATCTTCTAATTCTTCTGGACGAAGATACTTTTCATCTAGTATTATATAATCTTTGTAGTTAATGTCAAGAACATTAAACGTATAGCGACACAAATCTTTAACTGTGTGGGAAATTCCTGTGGCACATGTGAAATCATCTGGATGATCGTGCTGTAGAATCATCCACATTGCCTCGACATAATCTTTAGCGTGTCCCCAATCTCTACTTGCATCTAGGTTGCCCATTCTCAATTCTTTTTGTTTACCCATTTTTATGGCACAAGCACCCTTTACCACTTTACTTGTGACAAAGTTAGATCCTCTTCTTGGAGATTCGTGATTGAATAGGATTCCATTTGAAATGAACATGTCGTATGAGTGACGATAGTTTCTAGCTATATTATATCCAAAAACTTTTGCACAACCGTACGGACTTACGGGACGCATAGGAGTTGTTTCTCGTTGGAAACCATCATCGTCAATGCAATTGCCAAACATTTCAGATGAGGATGCTTGATAAATCTTTGCTTCGGGACATATTAAACGACATGCCTCAAATATATTGAGGACTCCAAGTCCTGTAGCTGTAGCTGTGTAGATTGGCATATCAAAACTAATTCTGACATGGGATTGTGCTGCCAAATTATAGACTTCATCTGGTTGAACTTTTTGTAGAACACTAATTAGAGACGAGAGATCAGTAAGATCAGCATAATATAAATTCAAATTACCATAACAACTATCTAACCTAGCTGTTTGGTTTTCTGCAACTGAGTTTCTTTTAAGAATACCATGAACTTCATATCCTTTATCCAAAAGAAATTCTGCTAGATAAGAACCATCCTGACCATTTATGCCCGTAATTAATGCTTTTTTCATTTTCTAGCCTTTTCATAATTTTGGATAAACCAATCTATACTTTCTTTCAAACCCATTTCAATGGGGACAAACTTATATTTAGGCAACAAAGATCTTAGTTTGCTGTTGTCGGATGGTTTCCTATAGATACCATCTCTTTCCTGATTGTAAAATATGTTACCTTCAAATTTCATTTTCCATGCGATATCTTGAGCAAGAGTTGCAATACTTATCTCCTCGTCGGGAGAAATAATTAAAGGTTCTGAATCATCATAGTTTTCTAATGCCCATTGAGTGAGATATCCCACATCTTTTGAATATACAAATTCACGATATGGAGTTCCATTTCCCCAAATTTCAAAATCTGTGTTATTATTTTTCGCTAGATAACATTTATGAATTAGAGACGGGATAACATGTCCAGAATCTAAATTGTAATTATCATTTGGGCCATAGATATTACAGGGTATTACTGTAATGAAATTGCAACCGTACTCGTCCCTGTACGCTCTGCTCTGAACTTCTAGCATTCTTTTTGCATAAGCATATGCGTAATTGGATGGATGTGGTTCTCCATCGTGCATCTGATCTGAAGTCAATGGGTAAGTTGCTTCTGCTGGAAAAACACAAGTAGAAAGAAAAGAAACTACCTTCTTCACTTTTGTTTTTCTTGCCGCTTCAAGAATATTTGTGTTGATTGATATGTTATCATAATAAAATTGACCTAGTTGCTCTGTGTTTGCCTTAATACCACCAACTTTGGCAGCACAGTGAACAATAGAATCTATGTCATTGTGAATAATATATTCACAAATCTCATCTATGTTCATGAGATCTAAGCCTTCTCTTGTAGGTTTAAAATCTGAATTGATTGTTGAACCTACAAGTCCATTACCACCCGTTACTAAAGTTTTCATAATCAATCCTCACTGAAAGTAGAATCATTCTCTAGTGCTATGTAGTAGATTAGATCTGTGGATTGATGAGAAAACTTACTAACCACAGTCTTGGAAACTGATACATCATAATTGCCAGCAAGAAGTCTAATATTTTCTATCTTAAGATAGAATTCAAAGCTAGAATTAGTTTCATTTTCACCAACAGTTATAGCAAATTGATTTGATGTTGTACTCTTTTTATCTAGAACAACCAATTCAATTTCATTATCATTATTAGATCGAATACAAAGATCTGGAAGTTGTAGAACTGAAGCTGCTCTTTGTAGTGAGATGAAGTTATCTTCTGTTATTGAGAAGTGAACAACTGCCTCAGGCATCTTAACATCTTTTGTTAGTGTCGATAGAAGTCGAGGCTCAGAATAATAATACGCTACTTTCGCACCATCTTCGCCTTCAATATGAACACACTTTTCATCAAAAGTAAATTCGGGATCATTGAAAAGAGAAATTGTTCCTAGAAACTTATTCAAGTCCCAGATTCCAAATTCAACAGGGAAATCTTCCCGTACAGTCGCCTTCGCAACTACATTCTTTGCGGGTGTAATTGTATTGATTTCATTTCCTGGCTTCACCAACAAGTTACTGTTGTGTGCAGAAAAGTTTTTAAGAATTGAAAGTGTCTCTTTTGACAGTTTC